TGTTTGGAAGAAAATATCACAAGAAGAAACAAATACGCCGTTTTCTTCTACGACTTCAAAAGATTCTGCAAGAGGATCATACCATTGATTTTGAGTAACAGTTCTTTCACTAAATGACTCATTTTGAACAACTCTAGTTACAACTTGATTTGTTACGGTACTATCAGAAACTGTCTGTCTTTGAATATTTACATTTCTAACACCAATAACATCTTCTTGGATTGTATTAATAGCACCTTCTGCACGGAAAGATGCCTCTGCAGTTGATGGATTAACTGCTGGACTTAAAGAATTAATGGGACTACTTGTAATTCTAAATGTTTTTACACCTGTCCTAAATTCTGGAACTGCAGGAAGTGTTGAATTAGGAATAAACAAGGATCCTATTAAAGTTCCCTTTTCGTCACTAATTAATCTAAAATCTGATATAGTAGCTTCAGCACCGCTTGTTTGTCCAACAAGTCTCATATTTTGAGCACCATAACCGTTAAATGTTCCAAGAACTTCTTGTTGTAAAGAAGCAGTATCGATATTCAAGATAGTACTAGTTGCGGAATAAACAGAACCAAGTCCAACACTATCAGTATATGGATTTACATCATAAATGATTGTTGGTGAATTATATGCACCATATTTGTGATTAGACTGTGCAACTCTAAATGTAATTGTTGGATTTGTTCCATCAACATCATTAGACATGGTGCCTTTAACGGTTTCACCAACTTGGAATACTCCTTGAACCATTGAAATTTCAAGAAGTTTTGGTGTTACATACTTAGTTACATTTTGATCATCAAAGAAAACATAAAATTGTGTTCTTGGTTTAATTCTATTTGAAACAAACTCAATATTTCTAGATCTAATATACGGAACTTGTTCTCTATTGATAAGTCTGGTTCCAATTGACTGTGTATCAATTCGTTCGGAAGCTTGCAATTGAATGCCAGATCTTGTTAGTCCTCTATCAATAGAAAGAGTTTCTTGGTTATTAATAACAAAGTTATCGCGCATTGTAACATTGCGCGTTCTGGAAATAAGTCCAGCATTAACTGTTGGAAGTTGTTGTCCACCAGCACTAAATCCACTACGCCAACTAGAAGCAGTTGTTTGAGTTCCACGAGATTCTCTAGAAAGTTCTGTTGTGGAAAAATCAACAGAACTCCATTCTTCTTGCCATCCACCCCAATCTATTGGTGAAAATCCTGTATTTGGATCAACTTCAAAAGCTTGAAGGAATGTTTGGTATCCACCTTCGAGAGTAATATTATTCACATCAAGTCTTTTTTCTTCCAACCAAGTATCACTTGGGGGGTTAAGTTGTGCAACACCAACCCAGTTAATAACGGCAAATGGGTTAACATTTTCCGTTCTTGTTGCAAATCTTTGTTTAATAAATTCGACTTCTGAGTAGTTAAGAGTTACAACATCACCAGTCTTTTTAAGTGCATTAGATTGAAGATCTGAGACTTGAGTTAAGTCTGCATTTGGATTTGCTGTGGTTCCAATACCAATAACTTGTTCTGATCCAAGAAGAAGGTCAATGCCATGTGTGTAGTGAAGTGGTCGCATTTGACCTTGAGATTTATCAATAGAAGCTCTAAAGTTTGGATGAGTAATTGCATGTGATCCATGGCTTCTAAAATTATCAACAAAGAAACCAGACTTAAATCTATCAAGACCAGTAACTGCATCTTTAATATTCAAGTTTGCAGTATCTGTTTCGAGTAAAGATAACTGAGTATAAAATTCGATGTTTTGAATTCTTGTCTCCAATCTGGAGATATCAAACATTGTATATCTTTTATGTTTTGCAAGAACAACACTACTTTCCTTAGTTGCGTTATGTAGATATGGTTTATTGAATATAGTTGCAACTGTAAATGCACCAGCAGGAGATTCTGGAGCTACGGGAGATTCTGCAGCAGTTCCCTTTTTCAATTCAAAGAAACCATCCTTGGAAAGGAAAATTTTATCAATTCTTGCAAGATAGAAAGAATATCCTAGGGTCAGAGTTTCATCTGGAACAAGAATATTATTTACGGATCCACCAGATGTACTAAAATCTCTAAAGTCATATTCAAATGGAGAATCAGTATCAGTTGACATATTGTAATTTTTCACTCTTGGACGAATATCAATATAATCAACTATGGGTTCGCCTTTAAATATAGTTAAATCAGAACTATAAACATCTGGAGAGAAACTATTAACTGTCCCAAGATCGCCAGTTGATCCAGGATCAATATTAAAATGATCAAATACAATTGCAAGTCTCTTTTTGGGTTCTGGAGAGTTTGCATCTCTTATAATTCTCGCATAGTCATAAAATTCACTTCTTTGGCCATTATCAAAACTGAAGTTATCAACAATATTTTTATCACCAACAACAACTGCAGAAACTTCTCCAGTAATACCAGATGACTGGAATGACACCGTTTCTCCTACTGAGAATCTTAGTTCATTTTTGTAAACAATATCAACATTCCCAGTAGTAGAAGTTACAACTCTTGCAACCGCTCCTGTAATATCTCCGATTACCAATTCACCCTGAAGTGTGTTGGTTAAAACTTGAGATCTATTAATTAAAGTAATATTTGGAAGAGTTGGATCTCCAGTTGTACTGGATTCAAATACGGCATGAACACGGAGTCCGTCAGGAACATTCAAGGAAATTTCATTATCTTCTATTCTTGTTCCATAAACAGTATTGTACGTTAAACCATTATTAAAGTTGGTTCCTGCTACACCAGCATATTGATACTTAGATCTAGAAACAACTAATTTATCACATCTGGACAAATTTTTAGTTTGTGATGTTACATTAATTTTTTTAACTGTTGAAACAAAAATTGCATTTGTATCCGTAGCCTTAGAAAGGTTGACAATAGTAGCGGTTTTAAAAGAAGCATTGAAACTTACTTTTCCAGTCAAATCTTCTATTGTGCCATCTGAGAAAACAAGGTTATATCTCTCCTCATCAAATGGTTGAAAGAATTCATCTGCGTTGGAAATAGTTACTGTAGCCCTATTACTGGATACGTTAACTGTAAACTGTTTTCTAATTTGAATTTCAGAATCTGACAAGTCTACATTTGAAATGTAGGAATTTGGGAGTCTAGTAGCAAGAGTTGAATTTTGTCCGTTTATAAGTCTTGGTTTTAATACGGAGAAATCACTTGTTTGGATTTCTGATGATGGAAGATCACCATTACAAACACCCGTTACTGTTTGAGTTGATGCAAGTGTAATCGTAGAACCATCAGCAGATAAAGCACTTACTCTATTAAATGTTGGAACTGATTGACCTTGTTTATTGTAAGTTACAATATCTCCAGTATTAATACCAACGGAGAATCTATTTCCAGAAGCCGTACAAACACCTGCCGTACCAATTGTAAAATTGGTTCCAACTGGAGCAACAAAAAATCTATCCGATAACAAACTATCCGCATTAAAAGTATTAATACCAACAGTTTGATAGATTGATTTGACATCATCAAATTTATATTCCCTTACAGATGTTACAACTCTAGTATCAAGAATTCCATTAATTTTGATTGGTTCATCAATAATAAATTGACCATTTGTTGAGGTCAGAGTAAGAGATGTTGAAGAAGAAATATTATTCTTTAAAAAACCTTTAGCTCCACTTCTTGCACCTTCAATATAAGCGGGAGTAGTTTGAGTAAGACTTGAACTTACTGTAATCTCTGTAAATGTTTGAATATCGTATAGATACAGATCATATTTTGTTTGATCATTTGAATATGCAGAAGCTTCTAGTTTATAATCATAAACTTTCGCATTTCCAATTTCAATACCACCTGGAGTCGCATCTACGGCACCAATTCTTTGACTTCTAAGACTTACTACAGCAGTAGTGCCAAAGCCAACAAATGGAGATCCATAAACTCTATTTACTTTTAAATATCCAACACCATTGACAGCAAAAGATGTTGAATCAATAGTCTTTGTATCTCTTGGTTTGTCAACATCGATATAAGAAGTATTCAGTTTTTCAATATCATATCCCTTTACATACGCTTTACCAGGAGAAACCTGATATAACATCAAATTATTGCTTGGTGTTCCACCTTGAGATGTCTTTTGATTTGATGAGTAAATACCACCATTTCCCTGTCTATCGTTAAGAGACTCAACAACTTTAACTTGGAATGGTTTTACATAGTAATCTCCACTTTCATCATAAGTTCTTTTGGCAAGTTCATCTCTAATAAGGTTATAATCAGTTTTATTGACAAACTTTTGAAGTTTACCATTTTCAAGTCTCATTAATTCAACAAAATTTTCATCGTTGAATTCTTCTAGACCCTTTTTAATCAGCGTTGTTTTAAGTTGAAATCTATCAGCGCCAGGAGCTGAAGCATTGGAGAAACCAGATGCATTATCGAACAGTGATGCATCATCATAAGCAGTTACAATATTTTCATCAATAAACAAACCAATTCTATAATTTGGAGTTGCACTGTACTGATCAAGAATGATTGTTTGGGACTGTACTTTTACAAAATATCCACGAATAAAAAATACACCCTCTTGAATTGAAGCCGAACTACCCGTTGAAGTTGCATTAGATGCAATACAAACAGCAAACGGATTATTGGATACAATACGAGAGATACCATATTCAATATCCGTTAATGCAATTAGGTTTTCTCCATCTTGAAATGTTTCTGTTGTAAAATCAGAACCAGATTTTTTATATTTAATGTAGAGAGTATTGTTTCCTCTCTCAGAATTTGAAGACAATAGATAGTTTACTACTGTAGCTTCAACACCAGAATTTGATCCCCTAATGACTTTTCCTACAAGTTGTTCTAAGTATTCCGAAACTGGAATACCCAGAAAACTTTCATTAATTTCTACTGCATAGTAAAGTGGATCATATGCAGTTTGGCCAGGAATGACCATCGACCCTTCTTTAAAGAAGTGTTGTCCAAACCTTTCAATTTGATTTTGAAGAATAGACTGGAGTTGTGTTAACTCTCTTGCCTGTACTGCACTAGCGGGTTTAAATAATACCCGATTAAAGTTCTTATCTTCATTAAAATCATCAAAATATGGAGAAACGTTAAGGTTAGTCTCTTGGGGCATTTTCTTAGAACTCTAGTACGATTTTAATGTCTTCTTTCTGGGTGGCACTGCGTTGAATTGCTGCCCTGTTATCTATGTATAAGATCTCACCAGAATATTTTTTAATTTCTGGTTGAGCAACACCTTTAACAAAACTTTGTCCAAGTTGAACCGTGGCTGATCCAATCGTTGTTGCCGTTCCAGGGGTTGCATTGCTTCCAAAACTGGTATCAATACCAAGAGCATCTCCACCAGTTTGTCCAGAAATCACATACGTTCCACCAGCACCAATTTCGGAAGTAAAATCAACCATTCTAAATCCATAAGTGGTTGATCCAAGTCCCACTGGATTATAAATTTTTAAAACTCCTGTTGAACTATCCCAGTTTGCTACATATCCAACAGCAGTAGAACCAACACCAATAGTTTGATAAACTGGTGTATCTACACTATAAGTAGTATCCGTAATATTACCACCAGTGTTACTTTTAAGTTTTAATGCAGTAAGCGCACTTGCTTTTGATGATGAAAGAATACTTCCTGCGGGTGTAAGTGGGTTATGAATAACACCAACTCTAGCAAAATCATTACCCGTGATAAAATCTGGGTTTGATGAATCGTTTTCATAACGAGAATAGAGAAGAACTCTAAAAGCACCTAATTCTTTATAAATATCAAATCCATGACCCCCTGGTGGTGGAATAGGTACTTCAAATTGAGCCACAGATGTTGTTCCAACGCCAACAGCAGAAAGACCAGAAATCGGTCCACCAGTTTCAGAACCAGGAGCTCCAGGATAAAATTCAATTCTTCCTCTAGTGTACCCAGTTCCTCCATTTGTTATGGAAACATTTGAAACCTTACCTTGAGAATCAACAGTTACACTAACTTTACCATTAGTTCCATCACCTAAAATTGGAATATTATTAAACGTTGTTGAAATTGGTTGATATCCACCACCAGAATTAACAATAAGGGCGGTTTCAATTTTTCCATCCACTGAATTATTTTTTACATCTGCAGTATCTCCAATTCCCCAGTTTTCTGGAACAGGAATATAATCAATAGAATCAAACTTAACAATATCAGTTGGTGTAATCGTGTAGAGATATTTCCAAACATAACCATCACCACTTGTTCCCGCACTCTTTGGTTCTAAATCAGTAAATGTTGGTTCATCAAGAGAACGAGTACCCAAAGGATTTTCTGGATTTTGTCCATTATTAATACAAAGATATACTTTGTATTGACTATTCACAACATAATATTTTGCATCATATAAATTAGTTGATGATGTCTGAGGACTTAAATTAGTTCTAGAATAGTTATCTTTATACATTTCATAGACAGTACCAGATGTCCATGTATATTTTCTAACTAGTCTTTTGACATCACCTGTGGTAAGTTTCTTGAGAGCGATCATGGTATCATAATCATCATTATACTCTCTAAAACCATCTTTTGGTGCTGGGGTGTTGGTATTCCAATCAGTAGTGCCATAACCAGCTCCAACATCATTGGAATTTGGAAGTCCAATGAAGGTATAATATGATTGTGAAGTGCTACCTACACCAGCGACAAAATTCGCAGCATTTAATATTCTAAATTGATCTGAAATAATCGCGGGCATTTTAACAGACTTTTTGTTTTATTTAGGTGGTCTGGGTGAAGTTGTTGTAGTTTTCATTAAGACCCTTGATACGAATTACAAGAGGTGACGTAGTAAGTCCAGTGTATCCATTTTGATTATAAATTGTAAATGATTCTGGATTGGTAACACTTCTATTAAAGTTATAGAATCTACCCCAACTGTAGTATCCAATTCTGGGTGAGATACTTGTTGTTCCAAGACCAGCAAGAGATCTTACGTTGGAGTAAACAGTAACAATACCTGCGGCACCATCATTATCTACTCTATCTGCACGATAAACATTATCAATAAATGATGTACCAATACCAATAACATTATTTTCAATAGTGATGGAAGTTAATCCATTACCAACAACAGAATCATGTATTACGAAATAGTATCCAGTTTGAATACCACTTCTCTCTATATTTCCAAATCCTGCCTGGTTAAGGAAATTATCTGAGTCAAATTCAAATATTGCCATTGGACTTGTGGTATTGATACCCGTTGCGCTGGTGGCAACACCAACGACAACACCAAAGTCACCCTCACAGTCAACACTCGTTAGAACTTCCGTTGTAACGGTTTCTGTTGATAAAAGAACATTTACTGTTTGGTTTGGATCATATCCAAATCCACCATCGGTGATTGTAATCGAAGAAACAGTTCCGGCTACAGATACTGTTGCTGTAGCTGCAGCGGATACAGATTCACCAATACTGTAGTAAATACTGGATGACAATCCAACCGATACCAACTTATTATCGGCGTATGTTAGTGCATTAAAATCGGTTCCAACTCCAACAAACTTCTTATACCAAGTATTTGTGTCAATTGAGTTGAGTACCATTCCACTCTGCCCAATTGCAACCCAAACTTTATCCTGATAATAAACAGAATTGAGATTAAATGTTGATCCAGAAGAAACTACACTCCAATTTAGACCATTGTCGGTTGATCTAATAATAGATCCTGCTGCACCAACGGCAATCCATTTACCATCACCATAGATTACATCATTAAATCTAGTAGTGATCCTATTTGTTGTTACACCAACCCAAATCTCAGCATCATTTGATCTAAGAATCTCTCCATTATCACCAACTGCAATGAAGATGTTTTCATTAGATCCAACACCACGGAGATTTTCTGTTGAATATTTTGACGCGATAACAAATGCAGTTCCAAATCCACTAGGACCATCTTCAGTGAATAAAATTGTTCCAGCTGAACCAACTACAACACCTTTGTTTTGACCAAAAACAACTGCATTTAAATCCTGGGTGATATTTGTATCATCATATGAATATAAGAATCCGTTTAAAGATCTGGAATAGATAACTGACTCATTGAATAGGAAGTTTCCAGTACTGATTGCAACTGTTCCACCAAGACCAACTGCTACAATGTTTGTTGACATTCCAACAATGTCGAAAAACGTTCCAAATCCAACAGGGCTTGCATCATACCAAGTTATTCCGTCTATAGATGTATTAATTCCAGAACTGGATCCAACGGCAATAAAAGTTCCAGAAGTATATGTAATTCCTCTATATTCAATATCAGTGTTTGATATTGATTGTGTCCATGTTTTACCAATTTCCTTTGTCTTAATGTAAGTTGTTGCAAAGGAAACCGTTGGAGGCGTTTCATATCCAAAACCACCATCAGTGACTGTTACAGAAGAAACTGTTCCACCTAATGCAACTACTACTGATGCATGAGCTCTATCAACATTATTTTCCCTAAGAATCTTAATACCAGCTCCAGGTACAGTGTTTCTGTCTGAACGATTATCGTAGGCACTAAAGAGTGGAAATGCATTTTCAACAAAGATTTCATTAGATGAAATACCAACATTTTGAATAATTCTTGTTGTTGGTTGTATTTTTGCAATCAAAGACTCTCTAGACTTAGGATATTGTTGCCCATTAATAATATTGTCACTAGTTTGTTTTTCCCAAGAAACACTTCTTAAGAAAACTGGATTAGTATTAATACCCAAACCACCATAAATATTCGTCTCAACCTTACTAGTTCCTGTAATATTTAAAATTGTTCTTTGATTTTGATCAACAAAATTGTCCTGTCTTCTAAGTTGAAGTTTATCACCAATTTTTACAGTAGGTTGTGGAATTCCATCATTTACATCTTTGTTAGATCCTCTAAAGAAAAGAATTTGTAACTTACTTCCTTCTTTTGGTGCTTCAGTAAATTCGATTTCGGTTCCACCAGTAAACAAATAATTTTCTCCTGGTTTTTGAAGAACATCATTTAAAAATACAAGTAAATTATTTGCAACTTTAAGTGAGGTATCACTAGAATCAATATTGACTATTGTTCCTGATATTGTCCTTAAGGTGAAGACACGTTTGAATGAATTAAACTCACCAGAAAAATCATATAATGGAAGAAGTTGACCAAAACTAAATCCAGAAAATTCATCAGTATTAATAGAATTTACCGTAAAAGTAAATGCACTGAATGCAACACCAACATTTGTAGGAATTCCAGCAACAGTTAACAAATCGCCATTTGCATATCCAATTCCTCTATCTGTGATGTTAAAATCAATTATACTACCACCCGTGCCAACAACAATCGTAGCCTTAAGACCTTGACCTTGACCGCCAGTAAATACAACATTGCTATATGCAGTTGGAATACCAACAATAATCACTGGGGGATTTGTGGATGCATATCCACTTCCACCACTCACGGTTGAAATACCAGTTATTGTTCCTGCAGCTCCAACCGTTGCAGAAAGTATTGCAGTAGATCCAATTCCAAGAGGATTGAGAACTTGAATATTGATAGAATCAGAAGATCTATATCCTGAACCTCCACCAGTAACAACAACAGATTCAATTGCTCCCGCAGGATTAATAATTGCAGTTGCTGCAGCTGCAACCAAATTTTGATATCCAGAACCAAATCCAACTGTTACTTCATTAACAATTCCACCCTTAGGAAGATTTTCTCTTACCGTACCTGTAAAGAAAATAGATGCACCAATTCCAGGATCTTGAGCTTGATCCATATTGTAATCAATTGTCGGTCTCTGGAAGATATTATTAATTAATATTACACCATAATTAATAACTTCATCACTACCACCATCACCTTGAATTGTTGTCACAATACCCGTAGTATTTTGACCTTCTTCAAATAGACTAAATGTTTTACCAACACCAGTAAACTTGTTTGAAATATCATCAAAAACAAAGTTTGTAATTGGATTTTGTCTATTAAAAATACGTCCAGAAAATGTCGATGTTGTAGAAATTCCAGGATCTAATGAGGTAAATCCAATTGGACCATATGGAGGATCAGTAAAAAAGATAGTATCTTTAATAATGTGAAAATCTCCACCTCTCATTGTTACAGCAGATCCAACTGTATGTGCTGCAGAGACTGTTCCTAGTAATCCACGTTCTACTGCAATAACATTGGTAGATCCAAATCCAACAGTAGAAACTCTTAGAATTTCACTATTAATTTGAAGTAGATTTCCTGCAAAAATTGAGGTTATGCCAACCACAGTAATAGTGGTCGATCCTATGCCAATAGATGATGCAAGCCCAACAGATACATTTTTTTTGTATAGTGGAGACTGAATAATTCCATCTAAATCAATAATAACTCTTTCGTCTGGATTTGGAACATAAAAAGAGTGTGATGTTCCAGTTCCAACAGATCTAAAAATGAGTGGTTGTGAATTAGTTACTGCAGTTGCAAGTCCAGCAATAGAAAATGTATTATTATCAATTTTAGTGACAAAAAGTTGATCTGGTAAGAAATCTGTAGATATACCACCAATTACATTATTTGTTGTCTCAATACCAATTCTATTGTTACCATAAGTTCCATTTTGATCTGGATCATACTTAATTTTTTCTCCAGTTTGGAAATTGTGATTATTAATTCTAATAATTGATGATCCAACACTTATTACAGAGGAACTAGATCCATCAAAAATTTTATTGAATGGTACAATTGTTCCATTTTCCACAGTAAGTCTAAATGATGTTAGACCAACAAGATTTGCAGATGATGTTGTTCCAATTCCAGTAAAACGACTTGAAATATCATCAATTACATCAACTTTATTTGTCAATGCATTAATAAATGTGGTAATTTTTCTAGAACTAAAGGTGATGAACTTAGAAAGTCCATTGGTAATAGTTTCCTCACTTGCCAAGTCAAAATCATCTCTGTTATAAAAAGATTTTAAGTTATCAACGTTAACAAAAAGACTTGTATCTGCTGCACCAGCACTAACTCTAAGATTGTTACTTCTAGAAAATCCAGCAGAAGATATAGAATTTACAACCAAATCAGAGAACTTTTTATATCCAGCTGGATGAACAATGCCGTCAACAGCATTACTCCACTCAGTTTCTTGTACTTCACTTTTGATTGAATATGAGAAGTTTTGATAATAATCATTATCTTCTAATTTTTGGAAATCATCATTTAATTTACCAGTATTTTTTTGCCATCCTTTTGGTCTTTCGGCAAAAAATCCAGTATTAAAGAACTTGTCATATGACTGTACTTTTGAAACAGTACCCTCCGCACCAGAAATAGATCCTTTAATAACATTTCCAATTGATACTGCTGGATTTTCTGTTTTTAATCTTAAAGTATTAGTAACTGGATCATAACCATCATTTGACACAAATGCAAATCCACTAGAAGAGTAAGTTACTTTTTCGCCATCAAAGAAATTATCTGGTTCAAAATTAACAGAGAACGTCGGCAGATCGGATTGTTTAATAACTCTACCAGAGCTATTTGCCGAATCATATGTGCCACCCGTTGTTCCAATACCGGCAATAGAATAAGTAATTTGAGCACTAGATGGATTTCTCGTTAAAACTGTGAATAATGAATAATTGTAGTCAGAAGAATTATAACCACCTGTGGAAAGAAGTGAAGTTGTAAGACCAACACCTTCAACAAAAATTCGGTCTCCAACTGTAAATGGAAAGTCCGATCCGTCAGATTTCCATCCGTTTAATGGTTGTGAAATTGTAAGAAAATTTGTATTTCCATCTGAAGAAGCTGAAACAATGCCAACACCATTGGTATTCCTTATTGAAATAATCCTACAAGAACTTTGAATATCATCAAATCCAGAAGTATTACTTAAAATATCAACGGATGATACAGAAGTTCCTTCAAGATTTGCGCGTAATGATATATCGGGTCTATCAACAACTATTAATGTTGGTGGTGTTAAATAATTTCTACCTGTCGTAACAATACCAATTGAAGAAACCTTATAATTTTTAGTAAGAGTTATATAACTTGGAATGTTAATCTTTGGTTTTACTGACTTATCGGAAGGATAATCAAAGCCAATTTTTGTTACCTCTACAAATCCAGGCCTACCAATATTTTTATCATCAACTCTAAGGAAAGAATCTGTACCATTTAGAGTTTGAACTGTATTAATTCCTGGGGATTTCAAATAATCAACACCAGGGAAAGTAACCTCAATTTCATTAATGCCACCTAAAGCAGTTGATGAAGTTGTTACATAACCAAAAGTTGTTATGCCGGAATTAGTATAACTGTTACTTTCTGGTTTTTTCGAAAGTGAATATCTAAACTGATGATTTGATGTAGTTGTAATACTGTAAGTTCCAGCATAAACACTGTTATTAATTACAATTTTGGATCCATTTACAACATCTTTATCTGGTTCAGCATCTCTCTTGTCAGCACTTATAGTATCAAGATTAAAAGGTGTTAATTTATAATACAATGTTGACGGAACATCATCAGAGAGTTTTAAATTAACAAGAGAACCAGAATTACCTGGAGTACCACTTTTGGTTATTTCACCAGAAATAGTTGACCCTTCATATTTGTTGATAAAATCTTGGTCTTCAAAAAATTGTAAATCAAAATTACTAATACTTGAATCAGAAACAGCAAATCCAATTGTTTGTCCTCTAAAAGCACTAATAATTGGATTGATCTTTGCAAGTTTATGAACGCCAGATCCAACTGTAGTAATTCCAACGTATTGATCATTGAAGTTTACACCATCAGAGTAATTTGTTGATAGTCTAAATCTATTTTCATCAATCACCTTAACATAGTACTCACCTCTGTTGATGAGAGAAGAAGCTGGACTTGAAGAAATATAAAGTACCTTATCACCACTAACGAAACCATGATTATTTACTGTGATAATCGAGTTTGATGTTCCAACACCAACCGAAGATGTTCCAAAATAAACTGGATCAATAATTGTTTTTCTTGAGATTGTATCATATTCAATAAACTTACTAATTGTCGTATTTGGAACAACTGTAATTGTTACTTTGTCATTTGTTGTTAAATTATGATTACTTCCAGTTAACACTGATACATCGTATCTTTTAACGGTTCCAGTATATTCAGTATTTTTTGTGGTAAAAGAATGTTCAACCCCAGTGTTATTTTGAATAGGACTAAAATACAATGAAGTGGCAGTTGTTCCAATACCAGTTCTAGTGGTTGTAATACCAATGAGATCTTTACTTTTGTTTACTGCATAAACAGTTTGTCCATCAATAAGATTAAATGGATTACTAAGATCTAAATTATTAGAAACAGTTAAAGCAACGCCAATAGGACCTACACTATAAATTAATTCTTGACCACTAAAGAAATCATGCCCGACGATAGAAATTGAACTATCAGCAGTCGATCCAGAAGGAGGTAGGTTATGATCAGTTAAAATAGTGCCGTCATTAGATTTAACTCTAACAACTGTTGTGGTTCCAACTCCAGATACGTTTTGAACAACAACAGTTGTTCCAATACCAATGGAATTTTGTGGGTTAAAGACTATTTTTTTATTAGGTTTAATTACAAGATCCGTCTTAACTCCTACGGTAAACGTAAATCTACTCTGATCTACAGTAAATAAAGTTCCCGATTCATGTGATGTAAGTACACCAATCTGACGACGAACTCTATACTTATTGTTTAATCTATCAATAGAAAGAACTTTCATTCTTTCTGATGTTGCTCCACCTACTAAAATATCGTCTACTAATATCGCATTAGAAGAACCAGATGTTTCAAGAACAAGAGTTGTTGTAATACCAGTAGCTCCACTTGTACCAATACCAACGTCAAGTCTAGCCGTCACTGAAGAAACTGCAATAGTTCTTGTACCTTCAATGAATTTAATTTCTCCCGTGCCAATACCAGAAATATTGACAATATCACCATCTCTAAGATTATGAGAAGTACTGGCAATGCCAGTAAAAGTTTGACCATCAAAAACAAAGGATACGCCAGAAACTGTTGTTACACCCAAATTAATTTGACTAATACCAATTCCAGTAAGTGTTTTAACTTTAGCAGTTGCAGAGTTTCCACTAGAATTAGTATTATTGAATACAATTTTGTCGCCGACTTTATATCCTTCACCACCATTAATTGAACTAATAGTAGAAACTCCAGATTTTTTAATATTTCTAACTGTGAGTTCTGTATGTTTAATATTATTAGTCACTAAGTAATCATACTCAGAATTTTCAAATCCAAATTTATATGGATAAGTATTTCTTATAAGATTACCACTATTCAAAATTGGAATATCTTGGATAGAAGTTGGTTTTTCATTAAATTCATTTTTCTGAAACTTAAATCCATTTAAGACATATGGAAACAATGGCTCTCTATTGGATACAAATGGAATTTCTATACTATTTGAAGGATTAATTGTACAGAAATATGCATAAACACCATTAGGATATTCTGGGGTTTTACAGAACCTACCATTATATTGGTCAAGATCTCCACTATTTGTGTATGACCAATCCGTGACAAAAAATCCAAGAGGATATATTGATACTGGTGGCCTATTGGGTTTAGATTTAAGCGAATATCCAGGAGTTAATCTACGAACTATTCCACCTGTGGGAGAAGAGAATCCATATGGCCCGTAAATTGGACAACCGTCATAAGCCCACCCAACAATAGGTGAGTGACTAACTGTTGATTTTTCTGAAAAATTACTATTAATATTATCATTAATAATAAGTCTTAATTTTCTTGGAAGATATCCGTGTGCAAATTTATTACCATAATCCGAGTTTTGACTTGAGATAATTATTCCATCATCATTTTCATTAATAGATTTTTTGTATTTTTGAACAAAGTCAACTTCCCACTTTTTGATATGTGCTTTAAATTTAGATCCACTTCCAACTGGTGTTACTGTTACGGTTGTATTTTTTTCCAAGTAGCCTTTACCGGCATCTACAATTGTAACGCCAGTAATAACACCATTTGTTAAAGTAGAAACTAATCTTGCATATTTTCCATCACCATTAACTGTAAGAATTGGGGGGGTTGCATATCCAGATCCCCCGTCTTTAATTTTTGTCTGTACGACAGATCCATCTTGAATGATTACATCAATTCGAGCACCACTACCATTAGAGATAGTTACATTTGGTCTTCTTTGAATATTAAATGTATCTGTTACTCCATATCCAGATCCAACAGATGTCAAATGAACATCAGAAATTGATCCAGTACAAACGGGTCTAAGAGTTGGAGTAGAGAGTGAAGTATTTGCAATGCCAGAGATTACATCAATACTCACATTAATATCTGGATATTTAAATATATGTGTACCAACACCAACCGACTGCAGATTAACAAAGATATTTTTTTGATAATTCAATTGAGTTGCAGTTGTTCCAACTCCAGCGTTAGCAACTTTAAATCTATCTTTATCAACTGAAAAAATATAATAGTTAAGTGTTGTAGAAAGTCCACTAATAGGAGTATCAGTTGTGGAATACTCTACAAGATCACCAGACTTGAACCCATGATTTTTGAAGAAGATATAATCATCAGCGGTATTAATTCCACTTCTAATTTCTTCATCAAATGTTATACTTGGATATGTTGTTGAATTTACAAGTACTTTTCTATTTGAATATCCAGATCCAGAATTTGTAACAATCACACTATCCAGAACGTTTCTTTCTACAACAGAAATAAGTCTTCCAGTTCCTGCAGATTTTTGTGTAAGATCTACTGGATTTGTACCATTTACAGCATCATTATATGATGTCATTAATTGAACATCAGTATCGTTTATGACATAGACATAATATATTCCACCATCAATCAATCCTCCAACGGAACTATAATTCGATGCTTTTTTATATACAACTGTTTCACCATTAAAGAATAGATGATTTGTATTGAACTGAATTCTATCATCAGTAGTGTTTACATCAATATCTGAGTTAAATGGTTGATTGTTGTTTGTTCTTCTAAGTCTAACTTCTGCAGTTGCACCAGATCCATTGCCGCCAGTAATTTTAATCGATGGAACCTGTTTGATATCATAACCAGCGTATGTAATATCAATTCTCTTAAAAGAACCATTTTCCACTACAGGGAAAGCAGTTGCACCAGATCCAACACTATCATATATGTTAATATTTGGTGGATTTAATACATCATATCCAGATCCGCCATTTTCAACATCAATATTTTCTATCGATCCATAATAGATTATATCACCAGATCTGTTAGAGAAAATTTCAACTCCATTTCTAAACATACCAATATTTTCATTTTGAAATACTGGTTCATATACTTTATGAACTGGAATTGCCGGAAATTCTCTAACAAAGTTTTGATATTTAATATTTTTATCAGATATTTCTCTGGGAACAATTCTGTGATTTCCACCAGCACCTCCAAGTGTGATGAATCTTTTTACAGAAGCATCATAAAGACTTTCTGATAGGGAGATGGTATTATCATCAATTTTTGTAACTGCATAAGTGGATCCTGTTGTTAATCCAACAATTGCACTACTACCAACGGATACTGGGGAATATTTGACTAAATCACCACTGTAAAATCCATGATTATTAATTGAAATATTTGTTCCACTTATATTAACAGATGTAAAAGTTTTTTGTCTATTGGTTGCAAAAATTGTATAACCAGGAAGAGATCCAGAAGTTACATAAAACTTAGTATTATCAACATTTGAATATGAATTCTGTACATTTGCAACAAAGTTGGATACACCATTGGCGTTACTGACAGTTGATGCAAATATAAGATTTTTTCTAACACTATATGTTTTATTAATATCAATAGTTCCAGAAGAAATAGAAATTTTAAATTCTGTTGGACTAATAATTTGATTTACAGTTCCTTCAACATTGGATGCAATTGCAGAACTTTCATCAACTAAAGTTATAGGATCATCAATATAAAGTAAGTGTGGACTCGCGGTTGTTACATTGTTTGTTCCACTGATTATAGAAGTATTATTGTTATTTTTTGCAACCTTGGTTTTTGTTTTAATATTATGAATCCAAGAATTAAGTTTGTATTCTGTATCTTTACTTACGTTACCAAGAAACTTACTATCAATTCTATCTCCAGTAACAAGTCCATTAACATCATCAATTGCAGCACCAGATACTACAGAGGTAAGTCTAAAATAAACTGGTTTTGTGGGGTCACCATCTTCATATGAATATATTGTTTCTTTTCCTCTGATAAGTTCACCATCCGCATATGCAGAAGTAATTCCAGTTACACCAAAAAATTGAGTAGATGATTTTTCACTATATGTTGCGAGTCCTACTGTTTGGCCACGTCCAACATAAATTGAACCACTTTCCGTAAACCCAAATGTAGAATCAACGGTGATAACGGTTGAACCAATTGATATATTTTCAACTAGAAGAGAAGATGGAGTAATTTTAAACTCTCCAACTACAGAACCTTTACTTAAGTTAATAGTGTAATACTCTCTATTATTTCTCTCTGTTCTTTGAATATTAAAAATTGAGGCAGAAATTCCATCCTCACCCGTTTGATATAATGTCTGTCCAATTATTTTATTTGGATTGCCACTGATAAGTTCTGCGACCATATCATTGGTTATGACATAATCTGCATCAGATGGAGCAATAAGATAATCAATTGGTTTAATTATATCGGATTGTTTATTGAAGAGAACACTAAAAAGAATTTTTATTGCTTCATCTGTGCCCTTTGAGGCATAAAAATCTTTTGCTTGACGTAAAAAATTAGCTTTATCTACTTGACTATTAAGAGTTCTATCCTCAAATCCAGGTAAAAATTGATTTTTAGTCTTTTTCCAAAATTCCTGTAGGAAAAGATTGCTAAGATTTATAACTCTAGAGGATGAAACATGACTATCAGCCTCAGATTGAGTAAATACAAGACTTTCTGGTTGAGAAGATTTATGAAGACTCTCTACACCACTAAATCCACGAACACAACCAGTAAAAGAATTTGTAGTGATTCCAGTATATGTGATAATTTCATCATCAATTTTAAGTAATCCATATTCACTTGGCCAACCAGCAGTTGATACAACATTGATTGTATCAGTAAAAGAAGTTACATCGCCAACACATGTTGTAAATCCAATTAATGATTCATTACCACTGAACGTTTCTACTTTCTGATAATTATTAAAATTTGTAATAATATCAATTGGACCACCTTGATATTCTTGCCCAAGGTAGTACTGTTTTAAAAAATCAATAAAAAGTGGATTTTCTTCTTGAACAAAAGAAGGTAATTGACTTTTAACGATTTGATTAATTTGAACTTTCTTGGAATCGGTGTCGATCATTACTGTCTAATATATTGTCCGTTTGAGAAGCTTGAAGTAGAGATAAATCTTGTACCTGATGTATCTGCACCCGTTGAAATAATATCTTCAATTGTACTAATGGTACTATTCGCGGTAGAAAGTTGAACGTAAAGATCCTTCAGTCCAATGATATCATTAGATTCAGGAATTGCCTGAATTTCAACAACGTTGTTTGGCTTTACTGTTGACAAAATCCTTATTGTATCTATAAGAATTTCACCAGTGTCATATTTTACTGTTCCGGCATTCTTAATGACAATTTCAGGTTCTCCAATAGAAGATAATTTAAACACAAAAATATTACCAGTTGTACTGTTAATATAACTATCTGCAAAATAAACAGTGCCTCCAATCCCATCTACCGTAAATCCAGTAGATTTGATATTATATCCTTTTAAGTTATTATGGAACTTATTTCCATAACACAATTCATATTGTGCAAAATTTGAAGTATCACATTCAAGATTTCTACGAATAATTACTTTTGTGATATTAGATGTTATTGCTGCATCAGTCTCATCAATAATCTTCTGTGATTTACTATATTTGAATCTACCACCAAATTTGTTCAAATCATTAGATGATCCATAACTATTCAAAGAATTAATTACCTTTGTTTTAAGATCAGATAAACTTGAAATCATATTGGAGTTATAATATACAGTAGTATCAAGTTCAACGTACAGATACTTAAGATCGATAAATTCTGGTCTAATTCCAGCAACAGAATATCCTTTCAGTTTTTGGAGAAGTTGTCTTTTATCAAAATCAGAAATGTACTGACCATTTTTAGGTTTAATTGAGATAAAAACTTTACCAAATTGTGGTGGAGATGCATCTTCTCCTCCATACGCAGTTACACTCTCAGCATTTGAATAAATGGTTGGTATAATCGATTCATAATCGCCAGCGGTAACTGCACGATATTGTGATGCATAAATTCTTGGTGCAAGATTTTTAATTGTACTAATATTTTCGATCTCAGCACCATTTCTAGATGGTTGGTTTGTTATAATATCCGAAATTCCAGTAGTAATTAATCCACCATCATTATCTACTAATTTTCCAGCAAAAGAAAAGTTAGATACTCCATTACCATTAACACCATCAGAGACAACATATGTGACGTTTACAACGTTACCAGATGTGAGTTTTTTACCTATTACTCCATCACCAAAGAGTAATTCATATTTTTCATCTTGAACTTCTTGAATTAAATAGACTTCTGATGTAGTCTTAATTCCTATAATATTATCAACTAAAGAGTAAATTTTTTGTGTTGTAGAAGTTGCAGTATCCTTTACTGATACTCTAATTGTTGAAGTATCAACATATGGATTGGGAAGAATAAATCTTTGAGTATCTTGAGAAGTATTAACGACAAATTCTTTTGTTAGATAAGTTCCTTGTTTAATATCAATAGTGAAAAAAGCAATACCATCAACAATAGGTGATGTTACATCTTCTGGGATTACAAAAGTATAGTTAGTATTTGCAAAATTACCGAGTGCAACAAGTCCAGACTTGAGTGTAATACTCGATTTAGTAACTCCAGCACCAAGATCAACGGAAAAAGTTATATTTGCGGTTGAAGATTTTCTAGATGATGGTACATAACCAATATTTCTAGCTAATGCAACTACATTTTCTCTTAAAGTAGCACTATCAATGAACGCCTCATTGGCGATCATGTTTGCATTATAGTTTGTAATGTAAGAATTATATGCTAAAGTATCGATTAAAATCGATAAATTGGATCCTTCGAAATCAAAGTCTGTGAAATTTGAGTTTGACCTCAAATATTCACGCAGAGAGGCTTTAATTTGTTCAAAATCTAGGTTGGTATATTGCGTAAAAGCCATTATTCTCTAGTTGGTTGGAGAATGAACGTTAATTCTTGTGTCGGTGCAGGTAAACCAACGATATCATAAGTAATTTCTACCGATATTTCATTGGTATTGGGTGGATGTGTAGCCACAACCGACCTTAAATTCACTCTTGGTTCAAAATTATTGATAGAAGTCTCAATTTCAGTCTCTAATCTAATCAAAATGTCACGATCAGCTGGTTCAAAGAGACTATTTCTTACTTCAGAACCAATTAAAGAGTTAAATGGCCTTTCATTATTAATAGTTTCTACAAGATTTCTTACAGATCTCTTGATCGCATCTTCATTTGTAATCGCAACCACGTCATTAGTTACAGGATGCCTCCTGAAAGACAGTGAAATGTCTTTAAAAGCACGTGATTGTCGAACCGCAGGCATCTACCGATACAAATTTTCTGCTATATTTATACTACTCATGCCAACGTTCTACAAAATCATCAAAACCACCAGGGCCTCCACATGGTCTTGAATACCTATCTTCAGGAATTTGATACTTTTGGTCATGAGCCTTCTTCAAAAGTGCGTCTGATGACCTATGAGTAATCAACCTCATTCCTTTTTTAATAAATTCTTTACCTAAGTCTACTGGATTTTGTGCCATTTTCTGTCTTTGTGAGGAAAAAACAGAACTTTTTAAGGGGTTTCTATCCCTAGTCGGCATTTACACAACGCACATCACATGGATTTTGTCCGCAATTTGGACAAATTTCACTTTTTTTACTATCTAGGTCAGTAATTTGATACATGTAATGGTCTGAGGTTTCAATTTTTCTTTTATTTTCAACTGAATAGACCGTCAAATCAATTTCATAACCTGGATTTTTATCAATTCTATTGAAAGTCCATGCATTATCATACCAAACAATGCGATTATTTGGATATGCATAATAATTACCAGTCTCAACCTTGAACAAATGAGCGCATTTGTGTTCTGGTGTCTCTGAAAAATTAAGGTCTACAATACCTTTATTCTCCCAAGACCAGTCTAAAGTGAACATGTACTCACCAATGACCTTTTTTCCATCTGGTCGAATGAGTTGAGCCTGTAATCCTGCAAGTCTATTACGTCTTTGAACATCAATATACGGGGAAAAACAATCCCAATACATGATGTCTTCTAAAGGTTCAATCTCTGCATCGGGTTTCCAACAAAAAGCGTGAAGAGGACGACGAGTCCAATTCACGCCATTTTCAAGAAATGCCTCAAAAAGAGGTACTCTCTTTTCAATACTAGCAACGCAGTGAACATCACACTTGGTTACCTCACCATGACCCTTCTTGTGGTTGTATAGAAACTCATTACGAATGTAACAAGACCAATCTGGAAGACTATGGTTTAGGTATGCCATCAGAGTTCGTCTTCAACATCCGTTTGAATGACAAGATCACTAGTTGGACGAGCCACACAAAGGAGTGCGTAACCGGCTTCCATTTGTTCATCATCCAAAAAGGTTTGATCTTCATTGTCCACAGTTCCCTCAAGAACCTTACCGGCGCAAGAAGAACATGCACCAGCCCGACAACTATACGGAAGATCGATTCCTTGTTCGTCGGCTGCGTCAAGAATGTAAGTATCTTCATCGCAGGTAATAGTGGTAGTTCCTTCTGGAGTGCGAAGTTCAACAGTATAACTCATTTTCCTTGTCCTCGATAACGTTTGCGAGCTGCATTACGGGATGATGCAGCATATTTGGTGTGTTGCCCTGCTCCTTGGCGAGTTTTCTTGGGCTTACTTTCAATTTTCTTTTTTCCCGTTAGGGATGATTTAAGTTTAGCCATTCTAAATGATTCTTTCTAAGGTAATGGTGGACGGATCAGGTGAACCCGTTTCATAGTATTGTATAGAAAGGTCCTGTATAGTGTCAAGGGCTTCATCCTCACTACCCGAGAAGACTACGCGCCCTTCAACAGAAACTATATAAACCTCAGATAATTCTGGTTTTTTCATGACCAACACGAATGCGAGGGTCACACCAGATCTCTAATCCCTGTTTCTTTGCATCGAGACAGAAACTGACATCCTCACCACACATGTCCTGAACCTCACCAGATTCGAAGACTTGCATTTGAGGTGCAAACCAGGGATATTCGAGATTCTCAAAGACTCCCTTCTTAATCAGGACCCAACCAAAACCTGTATAATCCACAGTGAATGGTTGACGACGCTTACTCATGGTCTCAACGGTTTCATGATTCATCACACCACGGTTTTTCACAAAGTTCTCTTCGTCTAACCAGTGTGCAACGGAAGTTGTGTGACCATCTTCAGTGGCGTACCAACCAGCTGCGATTTCTTTTTCCATCCCCAACTGATAGAGACGCCAGAAACTTTCACTATTGAAAACGATGTCATTATCAATCCACAATTGATAATCATATTCGAGTTTTCCATCCCAAGGAACTTGACTTTTTCCACGAAGTACATTTGCTCCAAGAACCTTACAACGTGCAAAGTTAACCATGGAGGAATAATCCTGTGAAATCTGGATTGCTGCACCAGCCTGAACCAGATCAAAACACAGTTGTACAAAATTCTTCAAAAACGTGTAAGAACATCCACGTCCAGGAAGACAGAAAACAATTTTTTTACCCCGAATATCTTCTCTACACTTTTCGATATCGAAGTCATCTACAGGTGCAGTTGGAGTCGCAGCCTGAACTCTAAATCCTTTTGCCATGAAAAATTCTCAGTGGTTTAATAAAAATCATACAACGTATATAGGCTTTTTGTCAAAGCTTATATCCTAAAAATTGAGTCATACAATACCTACCTAATTTTTGACCTTGGTATTGTTCTTTCATTGAAATTGGAGTAACTTCATGTATGAGAAAACTTGGAATTACAACTGTTCGATTATTCATTACTTCAATTACATGTTTTTCATCTTGATCCCATAAAATTAAATCTCCACCATCAAAACATTTTGGTTCTCTAAAAAACCAAGTTAAAACAGTAACTACAGCAAGATCATAGTGTGGTTTATAGTAATCATTATTTTCATAATATGAAAGTAATGTAGTGTCAGTATTACAGGTAAAATTTTGAAAGAACCATGAAGACGACCTTCGAAGTACTTCCATATTATTTTCAAAAATTTTACGGTTCATCATTAGAATATTTGAAAGATTTCTATTCTGCCAAATATCATCTAAGAATATACCAAGATTACTTTTTTGTACTACTCCATTCTCTATCGCCGAGTTTGTATCATTTGGACCTAAGAGTTTATGTGGATATGTGAGAAATTCTAACTCTTCCCATATAAGTCTTAACTCTTCATCATTATACAAATTATTGATAATCTGAACGGGTATACCAGATTTTAATTCAATATCAATATGATCCATGAGTTTCTGACGAAATTTCTAACGGTAATATCTCATCTTCTCCAGGTTTTACTTTCTTGGAGTGAATGAGAGTTTCTAGTTCGTCTGCTGTCAGATTGTGTGCTTTAACTTTATCGTCCTTGTAGACATGAAAAATTAAGTCGCTCATAGTTCACCTTCGGTTGCACTTTGCGTTACACGGAATAATTTATGTTTCGACCTTGTGGCGCCTTTGTGCCCACGGAAATTTTTTTGAGGGCCACGGAATGACTTTGCGTTTTATAAAGCCTTCGAGGACGCATACTTTTATAGATTAGGGAAGTTAGCGGTTTTATATACGGTAAGGGTTAGGGGTAAGGGGGGACATAAACCCCCCGAACTGGCTGGAGCCCCTTGCCTCAACCGCTGGTCTTGAAGTAGGAGCCGTAGGAGCCCTCAACGTTGATGTCACGGGAGGACGTGGCGTGGCCCTGGTAGGCCTGGCCACGGCGGTTGGTGTTCGTGCGGGGGCCCTTGGTCATGGAGAACACCAACTCGCTCTTGCGGGCCTTACGGGGCTTGAGAACGGTCACCGTCACGGTCTTGCCTGCGGCGTTGAGGTCGGCGGCGATGGCGGTGAGGTTGTCGATGGAGGAGGTCATGTCCTTGGGTTGGTTGATGTGGCTAGTATAGGGCCCTGCAGGGCCCCTGGCAAGGCCCTCAGGCGAGGCGCATCCCTGAACGGAAGGGGACGACGAAGTGCTCAGTGCCATTCCAGAGACGGCAGAACCATTCCCACTTCTGCTGGAAGATACCCTCACCAGGGAGGCAGTGGGCATCCATGATCGCATTCAGGCGGGACTTGGTGGTGCTGGACTGCCAACCCCCATCGTGGAGTTTGACGTGGGTCTCTGCCACCTCAGCGATCAGGTTACCATGGAGGAAGACAAAGGCGACCCCATCGTTGTGAGTGACGCGGGTGTTGTCCATGGACCAGTCACGACCCTCAGTGATCGCGGCGTTCATCAGGCGTTCGATCTTGCGCATGTCTTGCGTTTGGTTGATGTGGCTAGTATAGGGGCTGATCAGTTGAACCAGTAGGCCAGTTGTGCCAGTTCCTCAGCCGTCTCCTGTACGTTGTCGGCGGTCAGTCGTGCCAGGATCCGCTCTGCATCCTCTTCAGGCACATAGGACAGGTCACCGTTGATCTCTGCAGCAAGTGCCTCAGCGAGGGCGATGCAGCGGTCTTGCAGGGAGAGGGTGAAGTTCAAGGTCTTGAGGTCGTCGCTGTTCATGTGGATAGTATAGGGCCCTTCAGGGGGCTTCTGCGGTGATGGTGGCCAGTTGGTTGGCTGTCACACGGTCCAGGACGGATGCGGTTTGGAGGAGTTGAGTGGCCGTGCCCTTGAAGATCAGGAGGAGGCCCAGGGCCAGGGCGATCTTACCGATGGGGAGGTGACGCATGATCAGGCGTTAGCGACGGTGTTCTGGGCCATGGATTCGAAGACTGGGCGCCAGTTGAGTTTGGGCTCCAGGGTGATGTGGCTCTGGAGGCAGTTGCGGTTGATCCACTCTCCCTTGCTCACGTTGCCACTGTACCAGATCAACCCCAGGATGGCACGACGGCTGATGTTGGTGTGACGGTACTGTTTCAGGGGGCTGTTGAACCAACGGACGCGGGCGGTTCCCGTAAAGGGGTTGACCTTGAGGGTCCAGACGGAGTGGCTGTCGTTGCAGTTGATGGGGTAACGCATCAGGTGTCTGTGTGTTGTGGCCAGTGTAAGGGGTTTGGGGGAGAGGGGCAAGGCCCTCAGGCGATCAACTCATCGTAGACCAGCTCGTGGAGCACGTCGTTCATCTCCTCTGCATCGATGGCGGGATCGTTCCATGCCACACCGTCACCAGTGGCGCCCAGGTGGCGACCGATCTGGCCGTCCATCATGCAACGCTGGAACTTGGCCCAGGGAGTGTCGTTGTCACCGCAATACTCTACACAGGCCTTAGCGGTGTTGTAGAGGAACTCATCGTTCTGGATCCAGAGGGCGGCGTTCCAGGTTTCGTAGGTTGCGTAGCCGTTCATTGGTCGTCTGTGGTTGATGTGGCTAGTATAGGGCCCCTCAGTGGGGATCTGTGGTCAAAGTGGCCAGTTGCTCAATCGTCTGCGTTGAAGTCCTTCAGACCGTCAGCGATGCCCTGGAGGAAGGCGGTTTTGATACCTTGCCAAAAGGTGGGGTCCTTCACCAATTCGGCAAAGGTATTGATCCAATCCTGAACAGTTGACTTTGCCAGCATGTCCCGCTCTGCAGGGGTCAGCGCGTTGAGAGCGTCCTGAAGTTTCTGTGCGCTGCTGTTCATCTGGTGTCCTTTGGTGATGTGGCTAGTATAGGGCCCCTAGGGGTCAGTCGCGGTCGCTGATGTTCCAGCTGCCATACTGTCCACCGTTGGCGTGGGCGTTACGGGTTTCGATTGCCTGGAGGCGTTGCTCACTGGTATAGAGGTCCCATCCATCCATCGCGGCGGTGCCGTAGCAGGCATTCCAGATCAGGTTGGCGGTTTCCAGGGTCATGGTGTCTGTGTTCATGTAGGTAGTATGGATCGGATCAGGGAGGAAAACAAGGGCTGGTGGACAGCCCGAAGACTGTCACATCCCGTTCAGGAAGTCTGCCATCGCCTCCTCATACTCCTCATAGGTGGCGAAACGATCCGCGAAGCGAGCGGGAACCTTGCGGTCGCTCTTGGTTGCGGTCGGGAGGTCACGACCCTTGGACAGGATGTAGGACTCGTAGGGGTTGGAAGTGGTTTTGTTCATGTAGGTAGTATGGACCAGATCAGGGTCAAAAGCAAGGGCTGGTGGACAGTCGCCCAACTGTCACTCCACCCCCGCGTTGGAAGACAGGAGAGGGTAGTGTCCAGTAAGAGCAGCGTACTTGTCACACAATGCCGACTCATACTTATAGAAAGTCTTGGCGTTGTAGGTAACCTCTTCACCCCACACGTTGATAGTGTTGACTGCTTCGGGAACATCGAACACATACCACTCAACTTTCTTCCCAGACATAATAGCAGCGTACTGGGTTTCAGTGATGTTATAGTTCGTGACGGAACAAGTTCCCTTTGCACGTGCTTTACGAGTTCCACAGTTGTAGGACATGTGGCGACCCTTCATTCCCACATAAGTGCCACCGATCTTTGCTACCTTACCGTCGATAGCCAAAATGTAAATGAGTTCACGATAAGTGTCGTATTGTTCTTCCAAACCCTTGACAACTTTGTAGTCGATAGGGTTTACTTCAGGGTTCTTGATAAAACGCTCAACGGGCTTCAAGTCCGCGTCGGCAAGTTTATAGAAACCATACTTCTCCACGAAGTAGGAAACGTCCATTTCCTGAGAGAAGTCGGTGTTGTAGCTTTCGATGACAGTTGGAAGTACCATGGGGGTCGTCCGTTGTTGATGTGGCTAGTATGGACCAGATCAGGTCCCTGGTCAAGGGGCCAGGCCCAGTTTCAAAACTGGGCTAGTAGTTTCTTAGTCTCTTGGTCGAAATCTTCCTTTACATCATCAGCAAACACATCCATGAGATCTTCATCACGAATGTCGAAGATTTCACCTTGCATGTCTTGAATTTCATCCCACATAGTAATTCCTCAGTTGAACAGTTGACGGATCTTGGATTGGATTTTAGAACTCATCTCACTCTCTTCTTCTCCATGGTCCTGATACTCACAGATTGCATCGAAGATTGCATCCCACTCTTCCTCAGTGAAGAACTCTTTGATGTTGTTCATTTGGATGGTGTTCATGATCAGTTCAGTGCGAAAGTTTTCTCAGTGATGACATCCATGTCCTCATTCATCTTCACATAATTCCACTCATTCTCATCTTCACCTTCTTGATACAAATGAATGAAACCTTGGGTATCAGTACGAACCCAACATGCATCGAAGTTCTCATCATCGAACTCATAACCCGATGCAATCAAACCTTGAACGAAAGTCATGTGATTTGTTTGAACTGAAGTAACAATAACCGATTTTGGACCCCGTGGGGGATTTAGTGGACAGTTCCCAGACTGTCACACCTCAGGAGTTTCAGTTACTTTCACACCGAATTCTTCCAACATCTCATCACCATAACATTCACGAATCTCATTGATAAGTTCCGACTCGGAGTAGTTGTTAAGATTCTCCACAATAGTATCAAACACAAACTGTTCCATCGTCTTCATGTCCATGCTGTCCATAATCTGTTCAGCATACTGTTCAACAAGTGCAGAAAAAGAGATGTTGTTGGTCATTGAAGTTTCTCAACTGTGATAACAATACACGAACCAAGACCCCATGGCACGAATAGTGGACAGTTCAAGAATTGGCTGTGGCTGTATGCGTCTATGCGCATAGAGTATTATTATAAGCGCGAATTCTCATCAATTACTCTACGAAGCTTGTTGATAACAGTACGAATAAGATCTTTTATAATACTCATAGCTGGCTAGATTGTTCTCTTCAACCCTGACAGAGTTGATTATAATCACTTAGAGATATGATGTCAAGCCCTTGCCACATAAACACACGAAGTATATAATATTACACATATACTGCGTATGGGTAGGTGTGGTGGACCTATGTAAATGCCTGCGCAGTATATAACCCACACACATATATGGTGCGGGTAGGGGTGAGTGGGGTGAAGCGCAGTATATACACACATTCTTGCTTATACACACGCAGTTAATATACTGCGCCAGACCTAGCCACAAGGACGCAGGGCACGCAGTAAATACCCTGCGCGACGCGGTATATCCCCTGCGCGGTATATAGTTCCCCACCCGCAGGCCCCTAGTCTACACGCAGGCCCCTGCGCAGGCAATATACTGCGACCAGTTCCCGAAGTGGCCATATGTACCGCGAAGTACTGCGAAGGGTATGATAGACTATAAGGTTCTGTGTGATTTTGTGTGGGTCTCGGTGGGTTTTTGTGGGGGCTCTTGACTTTTATGGTCTCTCGCGGTACAATGCGCGCTTAGACCACAAGAACCTGGCACATTTATAAACACTTAAAGAGACTATAAGGCCCAGGCTTTAAAGGCACTTAAAGAGACTATAAGGCCCAGGCTTTAAAGTCACTTAAGTCTCTATGAGCCTTAAGTCTTTATGCTTCTATACGCATACAAGGCTTTTTCACGGCTTAATTTAAAAAAGGCTTTATTAAAATATATTCTCCCAAGGGGAACCTTTTACTTATAAGAATACAAAACGTTCTCTTTTACATAATACTCTTCTTCTGGTGCATCAATACTATGACGGCTTTGAATGTATTGAAGGTCTTTCCAGAATTGAGGATAACAGATTACAAGAACTCTTTGATTCTGGTGAAATGTACCTTTAAGTGCATCTTCAGGATGTTTAGGCCATACTTTAGTCTCTATAGTAATATACTCCTTATCCTTGAAATAAACCCATCCTTCTACACTATAGGCACCTTTATTCCAAATAACATAATCATTGACAACTGGAGAATAAGTCATTCTTCTTCGTTTGCGTTATTCCAGAACTTTTGATTTGCCTCTAGAAGGGCTTCAGTTACATTTTCTTTGAATGATTTACGGGGAATGAAGATATCATCTGCATCACGTTTGTATTCAGGATACTTCTCTTCAAACTCTATCTCTACATCATACAATAGAGATTGTACCATGTCATTGATTACTTCAAGTGCTTTAGGTTGAAGTGCATCCCAATTATAACCAGGATACATATCATCCTTTACACGATCTAATAGGGCTTTCTTACAATGCCAGCGCGCATCAAACAGTGATGTGAATACTTCCCAGTCTTGGTTAGATTTGAAATTAGGAATTGTCATACGTCGAAAAAAGAAATACTTTGATTGTTTGCCCGTCATCTTGGAGTGACACTTGAACGTTAGAACATTCATAACGTACAAATTCTCTTCCGTTATTGGTGATGACCTCTACACGGGTGACATCAGGATAACTCTTGATGAAATCACCGTTGGGCATATTATAGTCAGTCATTAAAACTCTCCTGAAACTCTTTCCAACGTTTGTCTAATTGACTGTCCATAAAACCCCAGACACCGTGTTCCATACCATCAACACCAGCAACTTCAATCTCATCTTGAATAAGACGGCGAAGCATTTCAATTTGTTCATCAGTCACAGGTCTCATCACTCCAATAGTACCTCAGTTTATCACCATCCGCAGAAATATTCAAGTGATAGATTTTATCGTCTTTGGTATACACACCAATCCAAAGTGTGCGTTCATTCATACTTTCCAGGTGAAACATTTGAATGTCTTGGAGAACAATTTCATCGGGGTTTTCAGTGAAACGGCTCATCAATGTATCCTCAATTCCCAGTGTTGAATATAGGTCAACCAACTTTCTTCTTTCTGTTGCATTGTAGCATACCAGTGGCGTCCAAATTCATCAATGGCATCAAGATGATGAACTCCATGAGCATCAATGGCACGGGAGATGTGCATCAGTTTCTGTGGTTTAGTCATCATCATCTAACTCCACTCCATCAGTAAGATCCTTTAATCTATTCATGAATTCTTCATCCATAGGGATGAGTTCTTCTTCACCACGCTCAATACGATCTATCATTTCCTGTAGATGTTCAAGAAACTCTTTTGATAGAGTGTCATCATCACCCAGGTAAGACCAGAAGCAACTATAACACTCTTCATATGGATCATCATAGAACATGAGCCCATAATCTTTCCAGTTACCAGTCATTAGATCTGCCCAGTTTTGGAATGAATGTTTGATGCTCTGCCAACCAGACATCCAACAATGACCGATGTAATACTCAAACCAGTTCATAGTTGTTCTGGTTGAACATAGAACAATTCATCACGCCAGTTCCTACCACAGATGTCAAAAGAAAATCCTAACTTACCAAGAGAGAATAAGAATGCAAACAGTCTACCATATCCCATAGAGATTTGAAGATATGGCCATTCGATCCAATTGCCATATTCACCAACGTCAAATGCCACCTGAAGTAGAGAATAACTTTTAGTTGTGAGTACAGTCATATAATACTCTGTACCGTAGTCTTGGCGAGTGCCAAATTGAATGAGTTTCATTCTTCTGTCTCCTCTTCAACAACAGTACCCATCGGACCTTTTTTAAGGCGTTCCCATTCTGCTTCTGCCTCTCGCATATCATCAAACTTACTTTTCAAGTCCTCACCCAAAGTCAGTTCAAACTCATCAGCAACCTTACGCATATTTTCCACACTTCTCTCTTCACCAAATGCAAGACCACAACCACCCTTCATAATGTTGATCTCATCGTGTCCCATTGCACGTGCAACAGTTGCGAAGAAACGGAACAGTTGATAGACGTTAAGGTCTTCAGCAGGGACCTGAAAAGTATAATGCTCTTCTGGAAGACATGTATCATCAAAACCACTACTGTAATGGGTAGAAGACCATTCAGCATCAAAGTGGACTTTGAGAGTTGCTTTGTAAGTCATTGAGATTAACTCTGGATAAAATTTCTAAATTAGCAGAAATCCAGGACGGACACTGATAGTGTTCTTTGCACTGGCGGCCGCATGGAGGTGTATGCTGTGGTTGGCCATGATACCTCATCTCCTGGTGTTTTGGCGTTGATGGGTGCATGAAAGTTACCAGTCTTCTTAGAAATAAAACCCCAGACAGTCCACACTTGTTTAGTAGTGTAAGTGTAGATGTCTGGGTGAATTAGTTTGATGATGTGAAACTTTGAATTGAACTCTTCAACACTATACTTGTGATTGGCCGGTGGCGCATGAAAGTTGTCTGGTAAGCTCAACTTGGACTTTGACAAGGTTGTTTTTGAGATAGTTTTCATAGTCTAGACCAGTAATGGCATCAAGGCAATTATTGACTTGTGTCAGTGCATGACGTAGAGACCCAACTTTGTCGTGTTTGTAGAACTTCAAGACCTCATTGTACAGATCAGCACGGGCCATATCAGTATCGTGCAGGGATTTGTTGTTGCCCATCAAGTTGAGCACGTTTGTCATAGTATTCGGCTTCTGCAAGATTGTACTTGCGACGGAAATACAGATCATTCTCAGCATCAGGAACATCCTGTTGCATTTGCAGAGGGCGATGACCACTAACGGCTTTCATTGCAGTCACGGCATACTCTTTCTGTTTCTCATGATAATCAATCAGTGACTGAATTGCATCAGTGAGATCGTTGTAGAAATCATTAATTTCACCGTCTTGCAGGTACTCATCAACAGAGTCTTGCAGACGATCTTTACGTTGTTTGCGGAACTCAGTCTTCCAATACTCATCAGAGCCCTTAATCACAGGACGACCTTCAGTAGTTTCAGTTTCTTTCAGTTTCATGCGGCCACCTCATACAGGGAAACATATTTACGACCATTCACATCATAACACGTCCAAGTACCATTGACAAAGGTATATGCATACTCACCAGTCACATCATCGGTGAGAGTATGATATGCAGTCTCATTGATCGACAGTTGTGGTTCAACGTTGCGATCACCACGGAGACTGTAATACTCAGGTTCACCATTATCAGTCATGCAGGTGCTCATATCACCACCATCAATCAACTCACGGACATCATCAACATCAGTGAAGTTGTTGACCAGATACTTACCAAGACCATCAGGATAACCATCCCAGTGATGATAAACACTGACGATAGAGCCATCTTTGAGTTGATAACCAATGCGGGAACGGGTTGCCATTGTTTGTTAAAAGTGTTGTTTGTATGTAGAACGAAAGGTCAAACGTTTGACATTGCAATCAAACGATCTCGAATATCATAAACCTCCATCTCATCCATGTCAATAGTGGCCATGTCAACAGGTTCAAGTTCACGGATGTTGAAAGAACCATTGGCGTAAAGAGGGGCATAGTACAACTCACCCTCCTCGCAAACAGAATAGATGCAACCGTGATTTGTGGAGTGAAGGAAGATCATGTTAGGGATTTCGTCGTTGGTCCAGAAGTCGTTCCAGGTAGGTTCAGTCATCAGTAGTGAGCTTCACTCCAGTCAAGATTGTCACTGTACTTTGCGATGCCATCGTAACACTTCTTGGCAGACATCTCATCGCCACTGGAAATGTAGGACTTCAGGAACTCAAAGCAATACTTAATGCGGGTTTCTGGTTGAGCAAGAACACGATCACGTTCTGCTTTCACTTGCTCATAGGTGCGGTTGTACGCGAACATCTCACGATCCTCGATGGACATGGTGTGGAACGGCATGTGGGGTGATCCCTCTCAACATGGCTAATATACCCGATCTGGCCCCCATCGGCGGGGATGGTGGCCAGCCAGGTGGCTGTCCACCTCAGGGTTCAGTGTAACAGAACTTCATGTCAGGATGGATGCCCATCTCTTCGCAACGGCATTCATATGCAATGCGTTTCAACATCTCAGTGTCCATTGTTTCAATACTCTTGAGAATAGTACGACGGATTTGTGCAGTTTGAGTGTCGTCTTTCATGATCAAACCAGTTGGAGTTTAGGAGCAGGTTGGACAGAGAAAGTGTTACCATCAGTGCCGATGGAAACATTGGGAGGCAACATGGAGTTGTTGTCAATCACCTCCCAAGTGTTATCAGTCTCTTTGATGACAGCGAAACCAAACACACCAGCAGTGGGCATCATGAAGAGACCGTGTTTCTCAGCGTCACGGGCAGAAGCAAAACCACGGGCAGTGATGCTCCACCACTTACCATTAGGCTCTTGACCACCAAAGGCGGGAGAACTGACACATCCAAAGTAGACACAAATGAAGTCGGTCACGGGTGTTCCTCTCAACATGGCTAATATACCAGGCCTAGGCGTCCGCGGCGTCCTCTGTGGCCGGTTCCTCAACTGTCACAGGGGTCATGGGTTTGTAACGAATGTTATAGGGACTATTGAAGAATCGACGAAAGGCAACGACAGTAATGAGAAGTGCCGAAGCAACACCAACCAAACCAAGGAAGGTGACAGCATCGCCAGTGAAAGTGTAAGTGTCAGGTGTCATCGGTAAATGGCTTTGAAGAAGAAAATTATACCACCAACAAGGAGAATGAAGGTGGCTAGAACAGAAAGATTAACAATATCCATTATCCTATTACTCTGTAACAAACAGTTGCATTACCTTGACGTGGTGAGGCAATGTGAGCAAATGCAGCGTAACTTAAGTCTAGATCTGCATGAGAATAAGGTCCACGATCATTCACCCTAACAATCACTTGTTTGAGATTATCTTGGTTTGTAACCCTAATCTTAGTTCCCATAGGCAAGTGAGGGTGAGCAGCAGTCCAACGATAAGCATCAAATCGTTCTCCGTTTGCAGTACGTTGCCCATGGAAACCATCACCCATTCCGTAGAATGTGGCGACACCACACATCAAACTAGCAATAATCATTTAGTCTTTGCAAATATACAATCAGGATGCCCAGTAGGAAGTTGGGCACAGAGACGATCATACGCATCAAACATCTTTTGATCGCGTTTGATCATAGTACCATTATACATGAGAATTGCGATAACAATAAGAAACCAGTAGGGTGTTTTCATCAGCAGCAAACCATGAACTTTACACGGGGTTGGGTATGAAACTTAGTGACCTCATAACCGTACTGATCGATACGATTGTTCACACCATATTCCATGTCTTGTCTGGAAACAAGGCGTTCACTCATTTCCTTACCTTGAAAAGAAGTAACTTGAACAAACTTGTTAGTAAGACCATCAGCAGGGTAGAAGTCGCAAACCATGTTGCCGTCTTTAGAAGTCAGTTGCATGTGGGTGGATCCCTCTCAACATGGCCAATATACCCGAAAACCGTCCCTCAGGACGGTTTGGTGGACAGCCAATCAACTGGCCCTATCCCAAGCGCAATGAGCCCTATTGCCATTTTGTAGAACATAATGAAAGAATATTTGATGATAATAATGTTTATCATTAGATAATATTATTGGCATTCTTTCTCTCCAGTGTGGTCTTTCACAACCTTTATAGATCATTCCATCTCCAGGATTAAGAATTACAGAATGATTTTCACCAGCAACAGAAACTTGTGTTTTCTTTTTGTCAATGTAAGTATCTGGAGTTTTAATCCAAATAGGCCAATCTTCTGGAAGATTCGTACTGACATTAACAGTCACAGAAATCTCACAAGAATCTCGATCCATATGTTTATTCAGTCCCTGACCAGGAAAATAAAAACGATCATAATAATAGGTATTATAAAGTTTATTTCCTAGTATTTGTTCCAATTTTAAACGAATACTAGAATGTATTGATCTATATTGTGGATGCCAATAACAAGCAAGAGATCCCTCCACTTGATGTTCTACTTCGCAGTAATTAAATTGATCTAATTTTTTACCCCAGTAAGTAATTTGACCTCTTTGTTCGGGAACAGGGCGATAAAGTTCTTGTGGATCCCACAGATTTCTTACAATCAAATATCCATTTTTTTCAAACTCTTCATTATTTGTTTTTGAAGTTCCAGTATTATTTTTTTCCTGCAACATCATCTGCAGTTCACACATTTGTTCAGGCATGATTTACCTCACTTCCAGCGAGGGCCAACAGTCCATCCAACAAGGGATTTACGGCGACCTTTTGTAACTTTAAGAACTCTATGTTGTGTGCGAGAATCAAACAGAATCATAGTTCCACGTTGACGTGGGGCAATATAACTATTCCCAGATTCATCTAATAGTTGAAGATTCCCACCCTCATAATCATCGGGATCACTCAATTGAAGTACAAATGACAATTTACGAACTAGTTCAATATTCTCATTTAAAAAGTCTTGTGCAAGGCCATTTTGATAGTCATTGACACCTATAGGTTTATATTGAGTTGCAAGGCCCGCATCATTATGCCAACCATAAAATTCACCTTCTTCATAACTTGTAAATTGCATAGATTCTCCATCAATGCAACGAAGATCATATAAAAAGTTTTCACGATTTGCACGTTGAATGTAATGCCATATAAATCCACCTATCCAATTTGTAGTAGGAATCCATGCATTCTTTGAATTCCTTTTATCTTTATTGAGAGCATCTCCATGAAGTCTGGAGTCTAACATTTGATCTTCAAATTTTTCGGTAAGATCTCTTTCAATAATATCTACAATTTCTTCAGGTAAATCCGAAAAATACCATATTGTTTGAAATGCCATTATGTTGTTCCAAGTGATTAAATGATTTCTCCTAGTGGCTGTGGTGAGACCACAATATAGTTTAGTTGCCAGCCAGTTGTTGGATCTTGTTGATAACCAGCCTCATCCCAAAGATAAAATGTTACTCCTACTTCTTCTTCTGGGCAAGGTATTGGTGGTTGCCAAATGCCTTTATCATCCAAAGTCCACGATGGATATGGTTGAGGGCCAATAAAACGATTATTCACAGGATCATAGATATCCCCAATAGAAGGATCATTTGCTGTAAGTAATATTTTTTGATAATTATCTTTATCATTAAGACCCGTTTCTATACTGGATTCAACTACATTTTCAAGATAGTTGTAACATGTTATATTGATTACAACATTATTATCATCTAAAATAGCCAGAGTTTTAAGTTTGTCCATTTTTTATTTTTAATTCGTTTTATTTTTATTTATTGATCAACTTCAATCGATCTAAAATCAGACACAACTTTGAAATCATCTATTTTTGAATATAATTCCATCTCCAAATCAAATAATGATTGTATTTTTTGGTCAACTAAGTCATAAAGTTCTTTTATTTCTTCACATGTAAGTTTAACATATCCATCAACACATTTAAAACTTACTGTTTCTTTATTTAAGAGTAAATTCAATGATTGAAGTGTTTTAATTTTTGGATATACCTTACGATTTTTATAAACAATCGGTTCATCTTGTTTTGATTTTCTAGATGTCGATATAATATCTTTAAATAGACAAATCCACGATCTTAAATCTGATATTTGTTTTAATGCTAATAATATTAATGGACTAATATATTGTGCTGGAATTAATAATCCTTGTGAATATAATAATTTAAGCATAGAAAATATCAAAGAAACAATGCAAATAAATTGTTTTAGTTTTGTATCTTTATGCAAATCTTTAGGCTTCTCTAAGCTAATCAAAATAGATAATATAAAAGCTTGAATATTAATTAGTATATTTAGTTATAAATTCATTACTACTAATATATTTTATGA